TGTTAAAGTATAAGCGATTTTCGATTTATACCATGCTCCACTATCTCCTACACCAGTCATTTTAGTATAAACAACAATGAAGGGAAGACTAGCACTATTATCGTATTTATCAATAGAACAAGTTACATTAACATTTTTAAGACTAGATAAAGAAAAAGGATGTGAACCTGTTCCATAAAAATAATAATTGAATTTAGCAGTATCTGAACCAGCCTTTTTAAAAAGCCATCCATCTCGATCATCTTCATCAACAGTAGGGGTTTGACTATCAGCATAAACAGAAATACCTGAAGGACTTGTTAATTTAACCTTATCATTTTTAACACAAGTATTAACTCTTATTTTAGTTAATTCCGCTCTATTACTTAAGTGATGATTATGAATAGCATCGTGAGATTCACCTAGATTAGACATTTTAATTTAATTATAATATTATTTTACATTTTATTTTTAAAATATTATTATTAATTATAAATAAACATTATGCCGTTTCAGTGTTATCTTTGTAATGAAGAGACTGTTATTACTAGTTATATGTGTTCTGATTGTAATTATATTAAGCGTATACTTCAGTGTTATGGAAGAGAACAAATAAAAGAAATAATTACTAAGGTTTGTATTAGAAATAAAAAACAAATGGATAATAAGATAGATATTATAAAAGGAAAACTTGATAAAGAGGAAAAGAAAGAAGAAAGTAAAAAAGTTTCTTTTGGAGATGAGACCTATATTAATCCGAATGAATCAGTATTAGAAGAATTAAAAAAAAAACTTTCTAAATAAAAAAATATTGAAAATTTTTTATCTAGTAAGAATTTTTAATAATAATTTTTTTTTTCATAAAAAAATATCATTATTTTTTCATATTGCTGTTATAGGTAGTTGTATTAGGATAGTTATTATATAAGGGATATATAAGGAATATATAAGGGATATATGCTATATATTGGATTTATGCTATATTTAATATAAGTCTTATTAAATGTAGCATCAATTTTAAAATTTATTCTTGATTTACTATATAAAGGTATATCTCCTATATAAATCTAGCATAAATCCAATAAAAACAATATATATAATATATATCACTAGAAAGAAAAAATATAAAAATAAGAAAAAATATCATTTTTTTTTCATGAAATAAAAAAATAATGATATTTTTTTATGATAAATCTACATAACCAATATTTAAATCTTTTTTTATTTCTTCATCCTCTATTCTCTTTAAAATATATGCCTTTACTCTTTTGTTACGATTTCGTGTAGTAGTTTCCCGTTTAACGTTATCGTAACGTCCATTGTATAATTGTTCTTTTAAATAATCAAGAGGAATATTACAATACTTATCCCATTTGTATTTACCGTAATGGATTTGTAATTGTTCTACTAAGTATTGTTTCTTTGTAGCGTATCTAATATGAATTGTCATAATTATTATTTTAACTAGATATTATAATTTGTTTTTAAATTTACTAAATATAATCTATCGCACTTGTATGAATATGAACTCTTTCTACTTTAAAAGGTAAAGTTGTTTTTGCTAAAGGGTTTTTTATTATTCTATAAATACTTCCTCTACAACAATTATATTTCTCACATATTTCTTTATAAGTTTTAAAATATTGAGTTTCTAATAAATTTCCTTGAGTATCTATTTCTCTAATTCTAAATCTAAAAAAACTGTTATTAATTCCTCTAGTCATTTTTTTTATTTATTTATATAATAAACAAATATATTTTAAATGTTTAAAAAAAAACTAAGTATAAGTAAGAGCAGGATTTGAAGTATCCGCTATATATTTCTGATTCTGTGACATACTTCTTTCCATTAAATCTAAAAGTTTTTCCATTTTTTTCATATTATCATCTTGTTTAGGTTGTATCTTAATAGTGCATCTTGTATCAGGTTTCAGATTTGTTGCTAGAATTCCATCAGGTTGTCTAACTTGTATAGTTAATTCTGATAACTGTAATTCTTGAGCGTTGTTAATATCAATATAATCTTGATAGTTTGCTGTGAATGATAATGATCCATTTTGATTATCAACACTAAAATCACTTTTTGGAATTACTTTTATTGTTTTATATTTTTGACTAGATTCACCTTCAAAAGATTTTACACCTGATAATTCAGGGATACTAATATGTAAAGTTGTATCTTTAACAATTACTTTAGTTGCTGTATCAGAAGTATAAGTTCCAGTAGTTCCTGCTACTAAATCCTCTACAACTTCATTAAAACCTAATAACGCCCCTATATTACCGCTCATAGTATTAGCAGTTAATCTATATGGAGAAGCACTCGCCACTTGAGGAGTTAAATTATCTATTGTTAGTTGATTAATTCTATCTAGTAGAATAACTGATGTTAAAGATAAATCCGCTCCTAATCGTGTAACTTCTATTGTATCTCCATCTTCTAAAGGAGCGTTATCTTTACTGTGTTCTGATTTTGCTAATTGATTGTGTTGATGTTTAACAACTCTATTTTCAGAATTGTATACACCTTGAACTTCTACAATCATATTTCTATTACCAGTAGCAGGCACGGCAACAGGCACAGCAATACCAAATACATCCGGACTATTTTCAAATGTTGCTCCATCTAAACTTCTTAAAGAAAAATTACCAAATTGATTATTATTAATAGAACGTCTATCAAAATGAAATTCACCAATTACAGCACTCACAGGGTCAGTTTTATCAGCATGTATATCATATACTAATCCCATTGCGTTTTTAGTTAGATTCTCTTTTAACGCTGTATTATTCCAGTTAGCAGGTATACTTTCATTTGCTATTGGTGTTCCTTGTTGGTCTCCTGCTGTCATATTGTAAGAAAACCCGTTATCTTCTGTGTGTTCTGTAATTTCTATTTCATAGTTAGAACCTCCTCCACCATAATTAACTCTTGTAACAACTGTTTCTAATTCAAAAGTAGTAAAAACTTCACCTAGTTTAATTGGAAATAAACTTCTTCTACCTTGTATAAAAGGAACAAATTTTCCTCTTACTTTTGTTAATCTATTTGTAGCACTGAGAGAATTATTATTTCCACCCGCCGCCAAAGGCATTCTATTCGTTCCACTCCTATAAATTATACCATCATAGTCAATTCCATTAATAGTTCTTGTATTAAGGAAAAAAGGACATCTATCATTAGGGTTTACACCATAAACAGTTCCTGCGTCATCTGCTTCAGTTGGAATAACCCAGTTTAACCCACCATCAAGAGAAACTGACAACTGAACTGCGAATTCAAAAGCACCATCTTTAATTATCTTACACCCATACATTACTTCTTTTTTTCTATCCTCATTAGTAAATAAAACAGTTTCGATATTCATTAATCCAGGATTAGATATAGTTCTTTTACTTTGTAGAGTATTTCTTCTAGAATCTAAAACTTTAATAACAATTTTAGCACTTTCAAAAGATACTCTTATTAAAGGTCTATCAGGACTAAATTTAACTCTTTCATCATTACTATTAACGTTTATTCTTGAAAGAGGATATAGGTCTAGTGATTGACCTTTAAATGATTTTAAATATCTTGTATCATCTGCTTTTATACCATCGCCGGCACCGGCACTATTTAATCCTCCATATTTAGAAAATCCTCTCGCTTCTACAAAACCCTCATGATTAAGAATACCATTTTCAAAAAATGAAATATGTCTATCTTCATTATTATCTATAACAGTTTGAATAGAAGTATATTCATCAGCAGTATTATCTACTGTTATTGTATTGTTTCCTACACTTTCAAAGTTAGTCCAACTTCCACCAATTGTATCAGGTAATGTAACAGAAGCAAAAGTTATAGTAAATATATCATTTAAAGGAGGACTAGCATTTCTATTACCTATTGTAAAAGTAGAAGTAAAAGTATAATTTTGAAAGGCGATATTTGCTTCATTTAATGCTCTTGCTAATTCAGTTGATAAACCGCTTCCAGTATAAATAGAAGGACGTAAATAGGCATACCATCTACCATTAGTTGTTGGATCACCAAAGTTAAATCCTATTCTATTATTATCAGTTGTTATATTGTATAGTTCATCATCTCTGAAATGATAAAAATTGACTAAACATACCTGACTATTAGGTTTTATAACAATAGGTTGATTGAAGTTGTTTTTGAAGTTAAAAGGTTGTTGTGACGCTCGATGATTACCATCAGCACTGCTTAAAGATATTAAAGACATATTTAATATAGTTTGATATATTATTTATAAATAAAAAAAAAATATAATTATAAATTAATAATTAAAAATGGAAAAAATATCTAAATTAACTAATGATGAAATGGAAAGTCAATATACTTCTAATAAGTTTAGTTTAAAAAAAGTTATAACAAAATCTGAAAAGTTGCTAGACAATAAAAAAACACCAATTGACCCAAAATTTATTTTTGGAAAAGTTAATGTATCTAAAAAGAAAAAAAATATTAAATATAGAAAACCAAATCCAAAAAATGAAAATGATAATCTAGATGAATTAAAAGATATGTTTTAGTTTACCATAAATATTTATGTGAAAAGTATTTAGCACTATCTTTAGAAGTTGCTTTACCATGTCTCTTATAATATAAATCTCTTCTTTTCTTATCATTATGATCTAAATTACTGTATTCTCCTAGTTTATCTTTGAATTGTTGGTATCTGCTATCCCCGAAGTGTATTAACTTCTTTTTACCATCTTTCATAACATATACAGAATACTTTTTATTTTTTGCTTTTGATTTGAAAGGTTTATATAATTCCTTTTTATCCATTTTATTATTTATTTAGATTTTTTTATTAATAAATCTTTATCAATCTTTTTTGCTTTTCCTCCCATTACTGCACTGTATACTCTAGCAATACCCCATTGTGTAGCACTTTTAACCTGAGGTCTAACTGATTGAGGATTTGTTTTAAATGCTCCTTCTCCTTTCTTAACTATTCCCTTTAGTCCTTTTAATTCATATCCAGTTAATTTACTTATCTCAGTTAAAGAATGAGATTTATCTTTAGGAAACCCATATTTTTCATTAAATTTATTTTTATAAGTTTTTACCATTTTTATTTATAAATAATATATTAAATATGAACTGTGTTTATTGTAATTGTTATTATTCTTTTGAAGAAGTATGTAATAATAAATATTGTAAAGTATTAAAAGAATTAATTAAAAAATTAGGAATTGAAAATATAATAAAAAAATTATCTAGTTAAAAAAAATATTACTAAATATTATAAAATGAAATTAACAGAAAAACAATTAGCAAAACTAAAGGAACATTCTAAATTACATAAAGGTGGAATGAAAAGTAAGCATGTAAAAAATATGGAAAAATTTATGAAAGAAGGTGATAGTTTCACTAAAGCACACAATAAAGCAAAAAAGTTAGATTCTAAAAAGGATTAATTTAAATTATGTCTTAAATATAGGTCTAAACTAATTTTTCCAAATTTTTTAGGGTCTTTTTTACATTCTTTCCAATTATTTACTTGGTCTCTTTCATAAGTTCTTCTTTTTAGATTTCTTTCTCTTTTTTCTTTTTCTTCTTCTTCTTTTTCAAGTCTTTCTTGTTCTCTTTCTTCTCTTATTTTTTTTGTTCTAATTATTAAATTTATTAAATAATTTATATCATCTTTATCTAAAATATTATTAACTTTGTTAATATCTTCTTTTGTTATTTTTTCTTCTTTAACAATAGAAGAATGTAATTTATAATATAAATTTTTTTTTATTACTTCTTTTTTTTTTTGTTGATATTCAATTTCTAATTCTTTTTTATATTTTTCTTGTAATATTTTTTGTTCTTCTTTTTTAATTCTTTTATTAAACATTTCAATTTTTTCTTCTTGTTTTCTTTGTTCTTCTTTTTTCTTTTTTTCTATTTCTTCTTCTTCTTTTTTAATTCTTCTAAATTCTTCAATCCTTTGTTTTTCTCTTTCTTCTTTTTCTTTTAATAGTCTTTCATATTCTTCTTTTTGAATTTGTCTTCTTTGTCTTCTTGATTCTTCATCTCTTTCTTCTTGTTGTTGTCTTTTTAATTTTATTTCGTTATATGTTAATTCAATTTCAGTTCTTGTTTTATCTAAATCTTTTAATATTTGATTAAATTCGTTTATGTATCTAGATAATAAATATTTATTTAAACATTTAGTCATACTATTTTTCATTTTTAATAAGTTTTTTTTTACTTTATCTTTAAATTTTTTGTCTTCCATAAATAATTGGATTTCTTCAATACAACTAGATCCAATAATAAAATAGTTTTCATTTATCTTAAAAATATTTAAATATCTTAATCCATTTCCTGAATTGTGTTCGTTACAAAAACAATAATATTTAGTATTTTGATTCATAATTAATTTAACTTTTTCTAATATTAATTCTTCTTCTTCATTTTCAAAAAAACTATTAGTTCCATCTAATCCTTCTACATTATATTTTCCTTGGTCTATAACCCCTTTAAACTCCATATTTTCTAAAAAATCATCAAATACTATATTGTTTTCATTACAATATATTTTAAATTTTCTTTCTAAATTTTCATAAGTAGTAGATTTTGATTTTTTGTATATATATTTTAATATTTTTTCTAATGATGAATCATTATTAATAGTAGATTGAATTAATTGATATTTAGTATCTCTTTTTTTTAATAATTCCTTTCTTTCTTCATATAAGTTTATCAATACATCATTATTAAAATGATTATTCCTATCTACAAAAGAAATAGAACGATTTATAATATCTTGAATTTTTGACTCCATGATTGATTTAATAACTATACTATTATCTAGTATGATATTCTTAAATTAATAAAAAATAAATAAAAATTAATTTTATAGTATCTTTAATATACTATTTCAATTTCTTCAATTGTAACTACTTTATTAAAAATTGGTTTTTTAACTTTCTTAATAACTAAACTATTATCTCTAAATTTTTTCATTTTGTATTCTGTATCCTTAATCATTCTTAATGCTGATAAAGTTGCACAGTTTAAAAAGGTTGTTAAATCATTTAATGTTCTATAATATGTTTTATTGTCATCTAAAATAACTTCATAATTATAAAAGTTTTGCTTTTTTCCTTGAGAACGAGGCATAATGTAAAATTAATTTCTATTTATTTACTATATAATATATATTATTTTTTTTTTATATTATTTAAACTAGATTAATTAATTTATTCATATTCGTCATTATCAATTTCAATTACTTCATCAGTATTTATTAGGTTATTGTCGATCATATACTTTAATAAATTTTCTTGATTAAAAGAGTAATAATCAGTTGTTTTATTATTTATTTTGTATTTTTTAAAGGTCATATCCATATTTAATAATATTGATTTTGTATTTCTTGAATTAAAATTTTTTAATATAGATGTATGATTATTTTGTTGTAAATAATTTTTATATTGACTATAAAAAAGAGTTGGTTTAAATAATATATTCTTAGTTGTTTTATGTATTAAACCTTCTAATTCTTCTTTAATTTTACCATCATTAATTAATTCATATAGATAATCATATATAGGATTCCTATTATTATTTTGCATGTCTTTATATGCTTTTGTGATTACTCTTTCTTTTATATCAAATTCAGTTAAATTAATATTCATTAATTGATAATAGATATAAGTTAATACTTTTTTATTAGTTCTGTAACTGTGTAGTTTATTATAAAAACTCCTATCTTTTGGTTTTCCTGCTTTGAATACAACAAATCTCCTATCATTTTCTTCTAATTTAATTGGATTATTATTATTAGAAAAAGCAAATACTCTAGACCAATTACTTTCATGATATGATTTAACATTTTTTTCATTTATCTTTCTTTTTTCTTCAGTTATGAATTTTTTTAATTTATCATTATTTTCAAAACCTTGTTGAGAATTTACTTCATCAATTGCTATTAACATTTTTTGAGATAAATCTTTTGAAAATACACCTATTACATCTTCCATTCCTCCTTCTAGTAAATATTTACTGTGAATACTTTCAAAATCCATAATTTTAGATAAAATTTGAACTAAACTATTTTTTCCTACACCTTGTATTTTACTTCTTAAAATAACACCAATTAAAGGATTTATATCAGGATGTTGAAAAATATCAGCGATATAATTTAATAAATATGTTTCACATTCTTTTTCATTATTAGTTAAAACACCTATTAATTCTTTAAATACCTTCCATCCTTCTTTCATCTCATCATCTATTTTATAATCTTTAATATTAATACAGGAAAACCCTTTAAACATATTATAAACTTTTTCGTCTTTGATTTCTGTTTTAGGTATAAAATCTACATTCTTATATATTCTTTTATCTTCATCTTTTAACCATTGACTAAAAAAATCTTGTTGTTTTATACCAAATGCTGTCATTGTTAAATATTGATATGTAGCACTTATTGTAGAGAAATCTTGTTTATTGTATAATACTACTTGATTGTCTTTTTCACATCCAAATAGAAGAGGATTAGATACCATAAAATTTTCTTTTTCAAATTTTGTTTTTATTTTTTTATAAGATTTACTAGTTAATAATTCTTGTTGTTCTTTTGCTGTTTCTAGTGTTTCTTTCATTGATAGAAGATTTCTTTCATTCACTTCCATTTCTTTTCTTTCTTCTTCTTTTTCTTTATCTTCCAAATATTTAATATAAATATCACTTTCTTCTATATCATTTTTCATTTCTTTACAAATCCATTTAACATTATACTTTAAACAATGATCGTTTAACATTTTTAATATGACTGTTTTATCACGATTTATACCTACTAAAACACCATCAAACATTAAAACACCAATATCATCAAAACCTATTAATTCACAACATTCCATCAAAATTTTATTTTCATATATTGTTAAAACTCTATCAATAAAAGAACCTTTTTGATTTTCTTTTTTCATTCTTTTTTTATCTATTCCAATATCTGATTTATTATAAATTGATTCTTGTATTATTTTAAATTCTTTATCTAGTTCATTAAGAAAATCATTATCTGAATTAATTGGTTTATCCCAATTCAAAGCAGTTAAAATTTGTCTTTTAATTACATCTTTATTATCTCCTAAAATTTCATCTCTATTATTACAGTAATAATCTAATTTAGGAAAAACACTATTAGGAAACCATTCTTTAACTAGATAGTTTAAAATACTTGGATGACAATTAACCATATCTAAATCAAAATATCTATGTCTAATTAAAAAATCTCTTAGGTCATGTTGTAAAGATTGAATACCAAATCTTTTAATATATTGTCTTCCTTTATCTTTTAATATAGAACTATATTTGTATTGTTGATTATCTATAATACCATTCTTTTTAATTACTTTAGTTAGAAATTCTCCTATTTGTTTAATATAAGTATCTTTATTCCATTTCTCATTATCCTTATTGTATTCATCTTCACTCCAAACTAAATCAATTAAATCATCAATATTTAAAGATTTTAAAAAAACACTTTTGGAAACATCCAACTTTTCAGAAAATTTATGATACGACATTTTGAAATTAATTAATAACTATAATATATATTAATTCTAAATATTTAAATTAATAAAAAATAAACACATTATTTATTTTATACTTTTCTAAAGAAAAAGTTGCTAAAAGTTGCGATTTTGATAAAAGTTGCGATTTTATATTTCCTTATTATTTTCATTTTGACCGTGAAACACTGAGGATATAACACAGATTTTAAAAAGGTTGCGATTTTATTGATTTTTGGAAAATTTTCAAATATTAGAGACTGTAGAAATTATCACTAGATGTTTTTTTTTGTGAAAATTATAACAAGTAGTAAAAATAGAAAATATTAAAATATAACAATTCAAAATAAAATAGCAACTTAGCAACCTTTTTAAAAAATACATACAAAATATAAAAAACACCACTCTAAAAAGGTTGCGATTTTATTTTAAGAAATCGCAACCTTTTTGAGAAATAGCAACTTTTCTTCATACAAAACTAATCTCAATATAGTAATCTTCCTTTGTTTCTTCTTCTTTTTCCTTTATATTCATACAAGTATTATTACAACAAGTAATTTTACAGATTATATATTTTATAAAACTTTTTATTTTCATTTTCATTTTTATTTTTATTCTAGTATAAATATTTCAGATATAATTTTATTTCTTAGAATAGTCAGATTGAATTTCCTTTGAATGCATCATCTTATCCGCCATTTCTTCCCTTGCTGTTTGTTCTTGTGGTGGAAACTTTTCAGATATTGCTACATGTCTCAAAAGGTTCACAGTAACATCTTTTCCAGTTGGTTCAAATACTTTTTTAATATATTTACCTAATCCATTTGCTGTCATTGGATTTCCTTTTGTATCATATAATAACGATCCATTTTTATTGAATTTTAACCAAATATTTAAAACACTATTTAATTTCTTTCCAACATTAATTTTTTTAAGTTTATAAGTTTTATCTGTTTTGTAATTACCAAAACTAAAAGTTTTTGTATTTCTATTTTTTACAACTAGATAATTTTTTTTTAAATCTTCATCTTTTAATTTATCATAATCTTTTTCAGAAATAATTCTCATATTTCCATAATCTAATCTTACAGGTGGATTATCATCAGTTAAATACAAATTAGAAACAATCCACC